AGTGAGGAAGACAAGAAAAAGCAGGAGCAGGAAGACAAATTCGCCAGTATGGAGAAGGAGCTTTCTGAGCTGCGGGAAGCCAAAAGTGCTTCCGAATATAAGGCCAAGTTGATCGGTCTTGGGTATGCCGAGGATTTGGCTACTACCACCGCAAAGGCGATGGTTGCTGGTGATACTATGACGGTTCTTGCCAACCAGCAGAAGTTTCTTGACGAGTTTGCAAAACAGGTCAAGGCGGACGCTCTGAAAAAGACCCCCAAGCCCACTCCCGGTGCCGGTGGCGGCACTGGTGAAATGGATTACACCAAGAAAATCGAGGAAGCACGGACAAACGGTGATTTCGCCGCCGTTGCTTACTACACCCGTCTGCAAGCCGAAGCGGAAGCGCAGGCGAAAAAAGAGTAAAGGAGAGTTTTTACTATGGCAGATCAGTTTGCTATGAGTTTCGGGGTACTCAATTACTCCGGTATGCTCTTTAACAAGGGCAACACCCGCACCCCTCTGAGTTCCATCATCGGCGGTCGTGCCAAGACCACGAACCATGTTGAGTTCGTGACCGGTCAGGAGTTCACCTCTGGCGGCGGCGCTCAGCCTGCTATCAGCGAGAGTGCTTCTCTGACCGCCCCTGACGCTACCGTTGTGGCCCGTGCGCAGAAGACCAATGTGACTCAGATCTTTCAGGAGTCTGTCGGCATTTCCTACGGGAAGATGTCTAACATGGGTACTCTGAGCGGTATCAATGTGGCGGGTCAGCAGGCCAACCCCATGAACGAGCTGGACTTTCAGGTTGCCGCCAAGATGATGAAGGTCAATGCCGACATTGAGTACACCTTCATTAACGGCGTTTACAGCAAGGCCACTGATGACACCAAGGTCAACAAGACCCGTGGCATGATTCCCGCAATCACCACCAACACTACGGCGATGGCAAAGAAGCCCCTCGGTCTGTGGGATATTGCCGACATGGTGAAGAAGATTTACGGCGCAAACGCTCCCACCGATGGCCTGTGCCTGTGGTGTGACGCTGTGACCCTGTTCCAGATCAACGCTGACGCTGTTCAGAACGGTCTGACCGTGGTTCCCGCTGCCCGTAACATCAACGGTATCTCCCTGTCCAGCGTGGTCACGCCCATCGGCGTTGTCTATCTGTACCTTGGCGAGTACCTGCCTGCCGGTACTGCCCTGCTGCTGAACCTGAGCGTTCTGGCTCCCGTTTATCAGCCTGTCCCCGGCAAGGGCAACTTCTTCCTTGAGCCGCTGGCGAAGACCGGCGCTGGTGAGAAGTATCAGCTCTTTGGTCAGATCGGCCTTGACCACGGCCCTGAGTGGTTCCACGGTAAGTTTACCGGTATCTCTACCGAGTTTACCGCTCCCACTTACAGCCGCAGCGTCTTCATCGCCAATGACGCAAACAACCCCGTGAACACTAAGGCCGTTGCTGGCGGCTAAGAGTGGCGCAAGAGTAAATACAACATTTTAGAAAGGAAAGGTGGAAAGCATGACGGACGCTGAGAAGTTGAAAATGGTGAAAGCCATGACCGGCGAGACAGACGAGGACACGCTTTCCACCTACCTTTCTATCGCCGGAAACAAGGTGTGCCGCAAGGCATACCCCTTTGACCCTACCGTGACCGCTGTCCCTGACCAGTACGCTCACATTCAGGTAGAGGTTGCCGTGTATCTGCTGAACAAGCGGGGAGCCGAAGGGCAGACCGCTCACAGTGAGAACGGTATCTCCCGCTCCTATGAAGACGGCGATGTGCCGCCTACGCTGCTGAGGGACATTGTTCCCTTTG